CTCTTAAAGTAGATTTGTGGATTTGAGCAGATAATTGGTTAATCGCAGTGATTAACGTTTGGTTCCAATCTTTTTGAGTGTAGTTAGTTGTGTTAGAAATTCTTCTCCATCCGTTGTAATCCCATCTTAAAGTCCAAGCAGCACCTTTACGTAAATCTCTTAAGATTTCACGGTCGATTTCAGCGGCAACTTGTTCAGATAATAAAGCTGTTAATTCAGCTTCAGCATCGATGTTATGGAAAGCAGCAACGTCTTGAGCTAACTCAGGAGACCATTGTGCTCTTAATTTTCTTTCAGTAACAGAAACTGTAACAGAATCTAAGTCGAAAGAAACCTCACCGATTTTATCTTCAAATTCTAATTCTTCATAACGTCTGAAAGCCGCTTGGATAGGAGCGTTAGCACCTGTCCCTGACCAAGCTGCTGTAGTAATAGTTACACCTGTATAACCATCTAAAGTTCCTGCACCACATCCAGCACAAACCGGTTGTTGAGCGTCAATCTCTAAATAGATAACACCTGAAGCATCAACACAAGTGTTTTTAAATGAACCTCCGTTACCATCTGATGCCCACTGTGTGGTAGTTGTACTACCATATTGTGCAATTCCTTGACCATATTTTTGAGTAACAACTCTAAATAATAAATTAGTAAAAGTTGTTGTTCCTAACTGACCAGCAACAGTTGCGTTATTTGTATATAATCTAAGACCTGATAAAAATTCTTCACTATCCATTTCTTGACCATTTGGCCCGATTAATTTTCCTTCACCTGTACTAGAAAAACCTGACATTGCTACCAATATTTTTCTAAATTCATTCGCAGTATATGCTGATGCGATTAAAGCTCCGTTAGACCAAGACACTGTTTGACAGTTAGCCGTAATAGCAGACCATCTACCTTTTGAATAATCAAATAAACCATCTGGGTCTAAACCTGGTTCAGTTCCTTCGTAGAATAAATCGTAAAGATTTTTTGTGTAAGCACCCAGATTATCTCCATAACCTGCACCTGAATTACCAGGGTAATTACCTGGAGAACCGATTGGAGCGTAGTGGTCACCTGAATTAACGTTTGGTGTACCACCATTATATCCTTGAATTTTAGGTACAAAGAAGAATAATTTACCAATTGGTAAATTCATTGCTTGTACAGATACGATTTCATTCGCTAATAATTTAGAAAATACTCTTCTTACGATAGGGAAAACAACAGTTTCGAAAGCTCCGTTAGAACCTTCACCTGTAGCTTCGTTTATCAAGAAAGACGCTTGATTCTCATATAACTGAGCTACGTTTTCTCTCATATGTCCTTTAAGACCTTCTAGGAATCCTAATTTATCCCATTTGTTGATTGTGTCTTCTTTAATAACTTTAAGGTGTTTTAACCCGATGTTACCAACTAGACCTGATTCTAATAATGCTCCCATTTTTTTTTGGTTTTTATTAATTTTAATTTATTTTTATTTAATTTTTGTCATTAAATCTTTCATTCTCAAGAACTGTGGATTCTCATATGTTTTTGATTCGATTAAATTAACCGCCCCTGTAGAAGGTGATTTTGCGATTGTTCTTTCGATTGACTCATTCATAGTTTGAGATTTAGTACCTGCGGATAATTCGTTTTTAACAACTTGATATAAATTTTTAGATTCTTTAATAGTTTCAACACCATCAAATCTTCTTAAAATGTTAATTTTTTCTTGTTTTGAAGTTGAATGTTCTGTAAACAAACGTGTAGCGTAAGCTAAGTTTGAATTGAATATTGCAACCTCGTTTAATTTACTTCTAAAAACATTAAGTGCTTTTCTATACTCTTCATTCTTCTCTCTAAGAACTTGTAATTCTCTATTAGAAGTACTTTCTTTGATTGCAGTATTTGCACTTGAGTGAGCTCTTGGTTTTGGTAAACCACCTTTTCTAAAGTTAGACCCCGCACCTAAAGTACGAACCGCCTCTTTTGTCTCAACCTTTTTAATTGTTGTTTTAGGTTTTTCTGTAAATTGTTCTTTAGATTCCACTTTTTTAACCATTGTGTTTTTACCTAATTTACTACCAGAGTTTTCACCATCTTTATAATCAAATTTTGGTTTTCCGGTACCCATAGTTTTATCACCTTGTTTCATTTTAGTTTTAAAACCGGTACCTAAATTAGGTGATTTGTCATATTTGAATTTAGAAGGACTTCCCATACCAGTACCTTTAGGTTTGATAGACATTTTTTTAGATTCATAGATTGATTCATCCATTTCTTCTTCTTGGTCTTCATCGTCCATTTCAATTTCATAAACTATTTCTTCGTCTTCGTCAGATTCAAACATTTCTTCATCAAATTCATCTTCATCTTCGTCATCAGAACTAAACATTCTTTCTACGATAGATTCGATTGATTCGTCCATTTCTTCTTCATCTTCATCAGATTCATCAAATTCAAACATTTCTTCTTCTTCACCTTCACCAACAATCATATACTCTTTACCTGTTTCTTCATCTTTAAGGTGAGTGTTTCCTTTGTCGTCTTTAGTAACAACAATATTATCATCCGGTCCCATAAGTTGAAATACTCTAAGTACTTCATCATCGTCAGCGTCAGTTAAGTCGATAGTGTCTTCTTCGTCGTCCATATCTTCTTCGTCACCGAAGTCCATATCTTCTTCATCGTCCATATCATCAGTATCCATTTCGTCACCCTCTTCGTCTGATTCATCATCGCCCATATCAATATCGGCAATATCGTCAGAACCCATTGGTTCATCCATTTCAACGTCATCCGTTTCAATCTCATCGTCTTCTTGTTCAGATAAAGATTCTTTTACTAGGTCTTTGATTTCTTGTTTCATTGTAGAAGCAAGTATTCCTTTTGCATTTTCAGCTACCGCTTCTTCCAAATTTTTCATTTGGATGATAGCCTCTTCAACTAAAGATTTTTCTTTTGCCATTGGTTTTATATAGTTTTTAATATATAAATATCTCCCAATATGAAAAAAGTTTAAATTAAACTAAAATCACATCAGGTTTTTTATACAATTATAAATATCACCTAAAAAATAAAAGCATAAAAAAAGAGGACATATAGTCCTCTTTTTTTAATAATTGAAATTTTAATTACTCAATTACTTCGTCAATTTTACTTTCTACAATTGCCGTGATTCTCCACTCCATTGTATAATGTTCAAAAACTTTAGTAACTTTAGCCTCAATATCAGTAGGGTTGTAACCACTAACTAATTTTTCTTCTCTTAATTTTTTAATCTTTCCTGAGGCCTCATCAACTGAGTCTAAGGTAATTTTTGCGATAAAATACTTTTCTTCCATTTTGTTTTTATTTAATTAATATCCCAAATAATCGTTTAATTTTTTCATTAAGTCAAGCGATTTATTTCCGGAATCACCAACGTGTCTTTCAACACTCATTTTTTTCTCTTCCTCTAAGTTTTCATCATATAGATGTTTATCTTCTTTATTTAAGAATAAGTAAGCTCCCGGAGTAGATGGTGATGATACTAAGTCAAAACAGATTAATTCAAAATCGTCTTGTACTTCATTTTGTTCACCAATTTTTTTAAGGGACCCTACACCTCTTGAAGATATACCTAATGTAACACCTTGTCTTAGATAGTTTGCTGCTAAGTCACCCTTTGTTGATACAATACCTCTTTCGTGGTAACCAGGTGATGTAAGTAGTTTTATCTTACCCATTAGGACATTACCTTCCCACCATACTTCAGTAATCATATGGGCAACTCTGTCTAAATCAATTAAAGATGATTCCGGGTGATTTAACTCAGATAGAGCGGTACCCTTTTTAATCATTTTTTTATAATTCTCAGCTTCTCTTTTTAATATACGTTCAGGGTATAATCTACCATTTCTATTTGGTGTGTCATATTTTTGTAATACAGCGTAAAACTCAAATGGTTTAGAATGGTCTAACATCTCGCTAGATTCTCTAATTAAAGTTTCATTACGATTATCTCTTGGGTTAACATATCCCGCATCGTACTCAACTAAAATCCCCTTTCCTGACTCATTTGGTTGTAATATTTTTAAATTCATCTTAAATGTTTTAATAATAAATATTAAACATTATCGGTTTGTAACATTTCTTCGTCGATTTTACTCTTTTTGGTTAGATAAAAATTAAAATTTTCATTATCTAAAAAATTATCTGTAAAAATTTGTTGTGTTATTTGTTGTAAAGTTTCTTTTAATTCGTCGGATTTGAAATCTAATTCATCATCTATTAAGTAAAAATTTATTTCAAGATTCATAAATGATTTTTTATTTAAATTTAGTCCGCTAGACCTTAAATCTAAATCTACAATAAATTTTTCATTAAAAATTTTTTTATTTATTGACTCGTAAATTGAGTGTTTAATACTTCTACTTAAATTTAGAACTGTTCTTGTCCAATTGTCGCATTCATAAATTGGTTCAACCCAAGTTTGTATGTTTAAGTAAAGTGATTTGAGTGTGATTGAATCTACCGTTCCATATACAATTTTAGCTGTTTTGAATCCGTGTAGTAGAGAAGTTTTCCCCTTTTTCATTAATTTTCATATTTTCCTGTTTATTTTTTAAAATAATAGGTATTTTTATGAGTAATGTCAAAACTTTTTTGTAAGAGGAAGATATATGTAGTATATGATAATAATAAAATTAGATAATAACATCTCAATTGAGAAAGCGTTAAAACTTTATAAAAGTAAAGTTATTAAAACTCGTCAAAGTGGAGAACTTTTTAAAAGAAAAGAATTTGTTAAAAAATCTGTTATTAAAAGAACTGAACTTTCTAAGGCTAAGTATGTCCAAAAAAAGTTCAATTCTGATAATGATTAAAGATTCTCTTTAAGATTCTTAAGTTTGAAATACGTAAGTTTATCGTATTTTTCAGAAATAACTTTTGATATAGTTTCATCAATTCTTGTCTGCATTGAAGACTCAGTGCTGGCATTTTTCATTTCTGTTAGTTTTGTAACTACACCTTCTTTAAGTGTAGTATATTTTTCATTTAAAGTTGTGTCATCTTCAGATAATAAATCAATTAATTCTTTTTTGTCTGATTCATTTAAACCATCAATATAACTTTTAATCGTTTTATTAGCAACACTTACCATAGTTGATAATGGTAGGTCAATTCCCTCAGTTTTAGTTATAGGTAATTTTTTAAGTGATTCCATAATAACTTTTCGACTTTTAATTTTAGATTCAATAGTTAAAACATCATTAGAGAATAGTGTGTCGATATCTGTATAATTACTTTTCACATTTTTATTACCAACCCAATTAATTATTTTATTAATATCAGATTGTTTTAATTTGTTTGAAGTGTTTTCATAAATTTTAACACATTCATTTATATATCCAACACAATAAGATTCACTTAATGCCTTTGGAGAACTTAATTCATCATATAAATAAAATAATTTACTTATGTTTTTATTCTCAATAACAAGTTTCTTAAATGTTTTTAATTCGTTTTTGAAAGTATTGTTAGAGTATGATTCTAACAACACATTTTCTATCTTTGTTTTTAATAAACCAAAATTTTTCATATCTAATTTTTATTATAAATATCTAATCTTTTAGAAGTTTACTTAATTGTTCCTCAATATCACCTAAAGAATTTTTTCCTCTTGATAAATCAATGTAGGATTCATCTTCAGTTAAAGAACCTTGTTCTACTAATATTTTTAAATTATCTCGTTTAAATGACTCAGGTGTTACTTCAGCCTCACCTCCTGGTGTTGGACCGGGTGATGCTTCAGGTGCTCCTCCGGCTTCAGGTGCTCCTCCGGCTTCAGGTGCTCCTAAATCTTCCATCCCTCCAAAGTCACTACTTCCGCCAAATCCTCCTCCACCCGGTGGTGGTGGGGATGATGGTGCAGCACCGGCAGTTGCTCCGGATGTAGCATTACCATATAATTTATCGATATTATCAAAAATACCTGTATGTGTTATAATTGTTGCTGTGTTTGTTAATTCTGCACCAACAGCCATCTCAATTCGTTGTTGTTGTAAATCAAGTTTGATTTCCTCATCAGAGAATCCTAAAATATGTTTCTTAGCCCATGATACAGATACCGGAGCAATACCAGCAATTGCCGCAACAGCTTGTTGATATAATGCGATTTTTTCTTTCCAAAGGTCGTTTTTTAATAAATCCGCTTGAGATGATGGGTTGGTTAACGCTAATGTAAAATTAGATAATTCATCTTCAAACCCTAATAAAAATAAATGTATAATAGCGACTTTATTTAATTCGGCTATCATAGATTTTTGAATTTTATTAATTGTTCTTGCGAAACGGATATCCATCAACGATAAATTTTTACCATCACCAGCGGTTTCTTCAAACCCTAAAAATGCTTTAGGAACACGAAGAGCGGTTAATAATTTCTTTTGAATATATTCAATATCAGCAATTTCTGATAAGTTTGTTGCTCCCGGTAACGTATCAATTGGTGATGCTGCTGCAGGGTCTCTAACGGGTATAAAATAATCTTGGTCAACAGCCATTTGGTTGAATCTCATATCAACATTTCCTGTTTTAGAATCGACAACTTGGTCACGTTTAAATTTGTTCGCAACTCGTTGTACATATGCTTCAACATCTTTATCATCCATATTCCCAACGAATACTTTAAATACACGTCTTTCAGGTGCTCTTGATGTTCTATAAATTAACATCGCATCCTCAGATAATAATAATTGTTTCCAAATACGTCTAGCTTTCTCTAACATAGAGGTTCCGTAAGGAAGTTTTCTATCATCACCTAATAAACGGAAATGAGCAATCTCCCAAGAGTTAAACTCCATATCTTTTGCTTTCCATTTAAATCTTAATCCTTTGTTTTCGGCTGGTTCCTCAATATTGGCTGATTTTGCTGCCATACCTCTCTCCAAACGTTCTATTTCAATATTTGGTAATTGCATACAACCAACAATACCTTTATCTGCATCTAATTTTAAATAAACAAAGTTGTCACCATATTTACAAGTATTTCTTGTCCACATAGTTAAGTTTGTGTTAATGTCTAACACATTATTAAATAAATCTGCTAAAATTGATTTTATTCGTTTTGATTCTGAATAAATTTGTAACATATAACCATTCTCATCCACGGTTGTTGATTCTTCACCATAAATGTCTAAAGCTGCTGATATCTCAGGTGTATATTCCATCGATTCATAATCATAAAAAGACGCTAAACGAGTTGGTTCATAATAAACCGCTTGGGTATAAAGATTACTTTCAATCTTGGTCCATTGGTTTGCTAAGTAATATGTTTGTTGTGCTTGTAATTTTTCCCTTTCATACTCATCCTTAGAAGTTGTTTTTAATAATTCCTTCTTATCTAATGTGTATGTTGGGTAGTCCTGATTCAATAACGAGTTTGGACCAAAAGACCTAGATAGTCTCTGCCAAACTGTTAAATCATTATTTTGATTATTTTCCATATTTTAAATTTAAATATATTTTTACTTATATAAATAGTTTGATTTATTCTATATTACTCCACCATCTGTTATAGACCAACCATATGTTGAGGTTAATATATTTTTATTTGCGGTACTTCCTGATGTATGTTTAGCGGAACCAAAAGTGATTGTTATACCTATCTGAGGATTTTTGGTTACCCAACCATTATAAATATTATCTAAATTTGACGATGATAATGTTGATGTAGTTTTATTTAACATAAAGAAATTAAAATTAGTTACACCGGATATGTTCCAATTTCCAATAGGTTGATTAAATTGTGAATATTGAAACATATATGACATATTAGTCGCTTTCGATACATTCCAATTACCTATTGGTTGATTAAATATTGAATTACCAAACATATAATCAAAATAACTAACATTTGAAACATTCCATCCAGATAATGGTTGATTATATGTTGAGTTACTAAACATTGACTCCATATCGGTAACTCCCGAAACATTCCAAGAACCAATTGGTTGATTAAATGGTGTT